CCAAGAACTCGTACAAAAGTCACGGAGTATTGATGGCCGACAACGCTATCTCTACGGATAACCTTCTTAAGTTGGGTGCTAAATATGGGGGCGTTGCCCCCAATCCGGCTGTTCCACGCGGATTAGATTTCCCCTCCACGACGAAAGAACGTGCGTTTCGGGCTGATTTGGAACGCCTTAAAAATGGTGCGTCTCTTGAATCGCTACTGCCGACAGAACAACCTCAACAGCCCCCAGACAGATCGTGGGGAGATGCGGCTATCTCCACGGGTCTGCGCGTGGTGCCAGCGGTGGCTGGTTCACTGGCCGGGACGTTGACTGGACCGTTTGCTCCATACGCTGTTCCTGCTCTTGGCGCATTGGGAGCTGGTATTGGAGAATCTTTAGGGGAGTTGTACGACGGCACAGAACAAGATCTCACAAGGATTGGCCTAGCGACAGGATTTGGAGCCATCCCCACGGGGAAACTTGTGACGGGTGCGGGACGAGCCATGTTGCAAAAGATTGCGCCTAATGTCGAACGGTATCTGGCCGGGAAACTGGCGTCAGGCGCTGCATCGACTGAAGCCGGTTTGCTGGCACGAATCAATCCTAAAGAGCTTCTTAAGACATCCGCTCAAAGCGCCGTGACTGGTGCTGTTGTTGCGCCTATTGAAAACAGCGCGAGTCGGTATGTGCAAGGTCAGCCGACGACATTCAAAGATTTCCAGAGAGACATGACCCTGGGCGCTTTGTTGGGTGGAGCCACGCCTGCGGCTGGCAAGATTCTACAGTTGCCTTTCCGATTGATGGCTCCAACATCAGGATCTCGCATACCCAAGATATTGCGTGCTCCCGAGTACGCAGACACAGAGACAGCCCAACGCGCCAATGCGTCTAATCGCGCAGCGGGACGCGCAGAAAAACCCACATCGGCGTCATCTGCGGCAAGTCGAGGCTATACAGGGTCCATTTCACAGCAGCAAGACCGCGCTTTAGCAGACCTGACAAAAGCCAACAACCGTATTGATCTTATGTTGGATGATCTCACCATAGCAGCAATTCCTTTGTCGGATTCTACGAACTTGGCTAACCAACTTCGGTCGTTGGCTGGATATTTTAAGGGTTCTAAAGACCTTGATGCCCTGGCAGCAACGGCGCAAAAGTTTGCTGCTGAAGTAGACGGGAAGGTGGCAGTCGATCCAAAGATCGCGCATGAAGTGAAGAAATTCCTTGATGCTGCTCGTACTCAACCGTCGTTCAAAAACGATCCCAGTCAGTTGTCCGCTCAAGCGGCATTAGTTGATTTGTCGAACAGTGTGCGCAGCGATCTGAAGACGGCCCTGCCTCCTATTGCCGATTTGTTGGACTTTGAAAGTGACAATTACAACATCCTTGATGGATTGTACAAGTCGGGAGCTAAAAGACCGAGTGTGTTGTCGTATGCCGACGTTGCCACCTCAGTAGGCTTGGGAGGTGCCACGGGTTATGTGGTAGACCCAGAATTGGGTGTGGCTTTTGGCGCGGCCAATCTTGCGCGTAAAGCCATTGGGAATAGCCCGCGTGCGCGTGCCCGATTGAGCAACATGATCAATCGAGCGGCTGGCAATGAATACGATCAAATTCCGAGTTCCCAAATTTTGCCTCAACGTCCACCCACCAGAGGTTTGTTGGGAGCTACAAAGTTAGGTATTTCAGCGCAGAGTTCTGCACAAGATACTTCCGGTGTTGTTCCTGGTTATGAACCGTTTGTGTCGCGTGTGCAGTTACGATTGCCAGCTGGCGGCAGCACAAGCAATATCAAAACCAAAGGTATTCAATACAATGCCGGAGATCCTGATGCTATTCCGCAGTCTCCTCCTCGCACAGGTGGGGCCAATCAGCCGGGTGGATTTGAAGGGCTTGAATCACCCGGTGGTGTGATGACGCCACAGCAGGTTCCATTCACAGGTTCTGCTCCTGTAGGTGGACGACCTTCGCGTGGTGAACCACGGGTGCGGACAATGTCTTCAGTGCGTGACCCTGACGTTATTGTGACTCCCGTGCCACAACGTGGAGTCTCTTCAGCCAATGTATTGGAAGGCGAAATCCTACCGGATAGAGGTTTGAAGGCAGGCGAAGAAGTTTACTTAGCAGCCCCTCCGGTTCGTGCAAACAACGTAGAAACAAGCGTGGCAAAACGTGAACGATCTGCGAAGAAACTGCGAACAGCGAAGCCAACTGTTGAAGATGTGCAGCCCGCAACAGCCACGGTGTCAAAGACGGCACAAGCTATGGATACGCCAGCAGAAGCTGCCAAAGAGATTGAATCTGAAGTCTCTCGGGTGATTGACGTTCAAGGCGTTACAAAAGCAATGGAAATCAAACGACGTGTGTTAGCCGCATTGATGGAAGAAATGAAGCCTGCAAAGACGGCGGTTGCAAAGTGGGACACGACAGGCATCAGTGCCAAGGGGAAGCGCGTGAACGTTCCACGCCCATATACGGAAACGATTGCTATTACAATTCCCGACGATGGCACATTCCGCATTCCACGCACGCCAGAAGCCATCACGAACCTGATGAAACGCATCACAGACGCATCTTCTACGGCATGGGAAGGCGTAGGCTCAATTAAAACGACAAAGCCTGTTGCAAGGCCCGGTAGGGCGACATGGTAATGAGGCACAGATAAATGGCAGGCACACTCACTCCGACGCCCTTTCAGACGGTCCTTGACGACACCGGAGTCGCTGTCTCCGGTGCGTTGATCTACACCTACACCGCTGGGACGACCACCGCTGCGGCGACGTACACCACCGCCGCCCTGTCGGTGGCGAACGCCAATCCGATTGTTGCGGACAGCGCGGGGCGGTATGTGGCCTACCTGGCGGCGGGCGCGAACATGAAGTTCGTGTACAAGACGAGCGCCGGAGCCACCATCCGCACGCAGGACAACGTGTTGTCTGTGCCCGGCTCAGCGGTCAACCTCGACATCCAGGGCACGGTCGGCGTAGCCGTGGCGGCTGGACAGGTCTGCTACCTCTCCTCAGGGCTGGAATCGCCGGCCCTGACACCGGGCCTGTGGTATCTGACCGATGCCGACTTTGCGGTCAGCAGCACCACCTGTCAGTCGATTGGCATGGCGGTATCGGCCATTCCCATCAACACGGCGGGGACGATTCGGTTGGCGGGTCTGGCGACGACGGCCAGTGCAGTGGTGGTCGGCAGCACCTATTACGTGTCGGCCACGGCGGGAGGGATTACGACCTCCGCTCCGGCGCTGGCGCGGGTGGTGGGTGTGGCTGATACCACCTCGACGCTCATCCTGGCTGCAACGTCGGCTATTGCTGCCACGATTCCCAACCCCATCGCGCAGGATTTGCTGTTTGTCGATGCGACCTACGACATTGGCAAGGCAGGGGCGAGTCGGCCCCGCGACCTGTTCCTGTCCAGAAACGCCACGGTTGGCAACACGCTGACGGTGGTGGGGACAAGCACGTTGGCAGCAGTCGGGGCGACGACGGGCACGTTCTCAAGCACGTTGGGAGTGACGGGTGTGGGGACGTTCACTGTTGCCCCCGTCTTTACCAGTGCAACCGCCTCGCAGGCGATGTTTACGGACGCGGGGAAAGCCCTGGTCAGCAATCCCGTGACAGGCACGGGCAATGTGGTGATGAGCGCCTCGCCAACACTGACTGGCACGATCAACGCGGCGGGATTGACGCTGACGACGCCGTTGGACGTGGCCAGTGGAGGCTCAGGACGTGCAACGGCCACGACCGCCTACGCGGTGCTGGCGGCTGGCACGACGGCAACGGGTGTGCAGCAGTCGATTGCACCGTCTACGGCTGGCTTTGTGCTGACCGATAATGGCGTGGGCGTGTTGCCGTCGTTCCAAGTAGCCGTAGGCGGGCTTGACTACGTTCAGATGCAGACATTCGGCTAGGAGTCACACATGGCAAACGCTGTAGCAAAAATTCCGTTCTCCGGTTCTACTCAAGGGCAGGCTGTCCTTGTCGCGGCCACGTCTACCGCTGGCACCACGGTCCACACCACCGGCACCAGTGCCACGATCATTGACGAAGTGTGGCTCTGGTTGTACAACGCGCACACGGCGGACGTGCTGACGACCATTGAGTTTGGCGGGGCGACTGCGCCCAACCAGAACATCGTTCTGACCGTGCCGTTCAAGTCGGGGCTGGTGATGGCCGTGCCAGGCCTACCTTTGCTGGGCAGTGGTTCTGTGGCGCTCACTGTCAAAGTGTTTGCGGCGACGACCAACGTCATCACCGTCACCGGTTACGTCAACAGAATTACCCCGTAGTCATGCGACAAGGCCCACAGAAGATTCTCACTGGCTCGGCGCTTGACTCGCGGGTCGCGCAGTTCGGGCAGCGGTCGATGATCCGCTCCATTCAGCGTGGCGTGTTGTCGGTGCCGAATGGCTCTTCAACCGCCGCAGCCACTATTAGCACGGTGGACCTAAACAACAGCGTGTTGTCCGTGTCGCAGGATGGTGATGGCGCAGTAGGCCGCTGGGATGCGTCCACGGGCACTGTGGTGTTCACGAATGCCACCACCGTCACCGCCACTCGCACAACCAACACGGGCGATGTGTTGCGGACATCGTACGAAGTTATCGAATACTGGCCGGGTGTGATTAAGTCTGTCCAGCGCGGCACCATCACACTCGCGTCGGTTGGGTCGAACACCGCAACGATTACCACGGTCAATACGAGCAAGAGTCAGTTGTTTGATCTGCGGTATTCCACCACAGAACTTGCGTCCCCGCAGACCATCACAACACGGCTAACACTGACCAACGCTACAACGGTGACAGCCAGCCGTGCGGTCGGCACCGGCACGAATGTCAGCAGTTACCAAGTGGTGGAGTTTTACTAATGCCGACGATTGCTGAAACGCGGACGAGTGATTACGTGTGCTACGCGACATGGAGCGGCGAGGACAACATTCCTGTCCCACCTGACAGCAGCTATCTGTTTGTCGATACCACAAAGACTGTGCCCCCGCCGCAATGCGGAGACACGTATCACCCGAAGACCAAAACGTGGACGTATCTGCCTCCACTGAAAGTGGTTGACATATTGTGACAGCCAACATTTTGATGAGCATTCCTGCGGTGTCTGCTGTCGCCGTAATCGTGTGGCTGATTCGTCTTGAGGGGCGTGTCAATACCCACGAAGCCGTCTGTGCGGAACGCTACAGGCAGATGGAAGAACGGCACATGTTGACGCTGTCGTCACTCTCTGCCATTGACACCAAGCTCGACAAGATGATGTCTCAATGACCATTTACATGGTGCGGGACGACTGCACCGACTCCCGCACACTGGGCACGATGACGTTTGAGGACGGCTACGTGTGCCAGACGCTGGAAGACCCCGTGCGGCCTGATGGTGTCAAGCTGATTGGGGATACGGCCATCCCGTCTGGGACGTATCGCGTCACGATCAGCCGCAGCCAGCGGTTCCAGAGAATGCTCCCCATCCTGCATTCCGTGCCGATGTTTGAGGGCATCAGAATTCATCCTGGCAATAACAACAAAGCCGACACCACAGGCTGCATTCTGGTCGGCACGCAGCGTGGAGTGTTTTCGGTCGAGACGGGTGCGGAGATGCAGATCCTGCATTCGCGTGACGCAATGACAGAGGTGCAAAAACGCATCTCGGCCTGCGTAGCGGCAGGCGATCTGGTCTGGCTGGACATCGTGACGCCCAGAGTCACCACTTCGGAAACATTCTCAGCAGCGTCGAAAGAAGACGCGACAGGATTTCCATGATCAAGCGCGTCTGGCTGCTCAGCGTGATGGTGTGCGTGATGGCGTGTGTGGCGTCGGCCCAGTCGCCCATTCCCCTGCCAGCAGGTATCAAGGCTTGCACAGGAGATTTCGCCCTCTGTGCGGCCAGCAACTGCACCCCAGTGCTGAATCCTGACGGCAGTCCGAAGATGATTCGGGCGCGGGTGGAGGGTGGCGGGTTTGCGTCCTACCCAGAGATGTCGTGCATGTGCCCGGTGTTGAAGGGCGCAGCGATTGCGGACGTGACGGGCGGCAACATGCGTGGCTCCTGCGCGGCTCCATCGAAGAACGGCGTGTGGAGCCTCTACAGCTTCCGCCAGCACATCCCGCAGGCCATTAACGGCTGGGCCACATCCCCGCTGTCCAAGACGGCGGTCACGGGTCAGGTGTGTGCGGGAGCGCCTAGTATCGTTGCCCCCGTCGTCAACTGCTTTTCGTTTGCCTGTTCACCCGCCAAGTCGGTGAACGGTGTCAAGCTGGCAGACTGTCGCTGCCCCTTGGGTGAGACGTTGAACGGTGGGCCAGTGGCCACAGGGCAGGGATTCATCACGGACGCGGGGCAGGGTAATCCCGCGAATTGCAATCTCGCGGTCGGCGGGCCAATTCCGGCTCAGTAGGACACGGACATGAAGAAAGCGTTTCTCTCCAAAACGATGTGGTTCAACGCGGCAGCAGTGCTGCTCTCCGTCGCCAACAGCTACGGAAAGGTGCTGCCGGATGTCGATCAGAACGTCCAGGTTGGGGCCATTGCGGGTGTCAACCTGCTGCTCAGGCTGGTGACAAGCCAGCCGCTCGACCTGCCGGGCGTGGTGTCAGACCTGCTGCGCCGTCGCTGATACACTCGGTGTGTTCGCCGCTGCCCAAGGCTGGGAACTCGCTCGACCCCACTCATTCCGAGACCCGAGAGAGATGGCTCGGCAGCGGCGACGTTCACTCGCAGCTATAAATTTCGGTCTGCCGTGCCAGCCCGTGCGGGAAGGCCATCGGGCCGACGGTGAACGACCGTTCCTCGTAGACGATGCGGTTGGTGGGCTGGATAGTCAGTCGCCCGTTTTCGAGATGCAGGAAGTGAAACTCCTTTGCCTGTTCCGGCACCTGGCTAAACCCATCCCCGATGGGCGCAGCAGAGAACAGATGTTGCCCAGATAACTCCTGTTGTCCTGCCTTAGCCACGCACCGTAGCCCTGCCAGATAGGGATATTCCAGCGTCGAGAAGTCCGTCCCGTAGCAGTCCCACGTCTGCGCGTCCTGTGCGCCCCACGGCTCCTCGGGGTGCATCGAGAAAGCCAGCGCGTGCGGCGGCAGGCTCCGATAAACAGCCCCACTCTCCAGCATCACCGTGCAGCCCCACATGCGGCCTGGTGTGCTGGTCAGGCCAAACCACACAGCGGGTTGGTAGCGCGGTCCTTGGACCGTGCGATGTGTAAACGTCGCGTCCACGTAGACGTAGTGGTGCCGTGGCAACGGGCCGACCAGGGAGTGAATCATCTGCCTCCTGCGAGTGTTCCTGAGCCTTCACAGTTCGTGCAGCCCGTGCCGTGGCAGCGTGGGCATGTCATGCGCCGTCTTTCGGCTTATCCATCGCGCTCTCGATGAGCGCCACGAGCGCGTCATCGTGCGCGTTCGGCCCGTAGTCCTCGTCAGGAGGCAGGCTGTCCCTGTCCCGCGCCGTGACGAACTTCAGCAGCCCGTGCGGGTCGCTGTCGCCGTCCACGTAGACCATCTCCGGCTTGAGCCAGTTCGTCGGGCAGGAGTGTGACTCGTAGAAGAACGCGTTTCGTTCGTCTTGCGAGTAGTCACTGCCGCCAGCGTCAGGCCCATCGAACCGCATCCCCGGCACGACGAAGTAAACCGGCGTGGGGTGCGGTGGCAGCTGTAGCACGTTCACCGTCTTCACCTTGCGCCCAGGCGCAACGGAGATGTCCACGCCTCCTGCGCCGTCGAACACAAGCCGATAGGCGCAGCCGCAGGACTCGCAATACCAGCGCGTCTCAGTCGCCCTCCCGAGCAGGTGGTCCACTTGCCCCGCGTCCTTCTGGCAGGAGGGGCAGACCGCATAGGTTTGCGTGCGTGTCACGATCATGCCGTGCGCTCGACTACCTGGCTACATTCGGTGCAGAACACGCCGTCCTTGACCACAACAAACCGCTGCGGGATGCGCTCCAGATGCGCCACCCCGTTTGCGTCCGTCACCACTCGCGTGTCATTAGCCATCTGGTTCTTGTGCCCACAACGCCATAGTCCGCTCTGATCGGTCGCGTCAGCGTATTCCTTAATACACGTCGCGCAGCCGCCAGAGACGCCGTTACAGCTAGGACAGGTCATGGCTGTGGCTCAGTGTGGAAATGCCCATCTGCCCCAAACACCACGACTGAGCCGACCTGTGGATCTTCCGCGTCGAACCACTGCTTGCCGCACCCGAATGCCACGCCGCCAGATAGGTGGATTACGGCGTAGGAGTCATAGTCAGGCTGCACGATTCTGGTGATCGTGAATCGATCCCCAGTCTTTAACTCGCGGTTACTCATGCCCCGTCATCCTCTCCGATTACGGGCGGCACCACGGGCTGCGACCGTTTCTGCCAGCCGTCGTCGTTTTGCGGGAGTCGCTGCTCGTAGGTATAGCTGCAATACAAACAGGAATGAGCGCGGGACTCGCTGCTCTCGACGGCGATGTGGCCTTTCACGGCCAAGACGCGATGCGCCACGACCCACAGGTCGCTGTCGCAATTCGGGCAGTGCAGCACCGTCACCTCAGGAATCACTGTCTCAGCCATTCTGTCCCTCTCCGTCCAGTTCGCGCTGAAGCAACGCCAACGCTCTCCACGCCACCTTCGCGCTGTGCCGCACCCCGTCTGTGTCCAGTGTCCCGGCCTTTAGCAGATGCCGCACCAGCGCGTCGGCCTCGTCGGACGACAGGCTCTTGTCCCAATGCACCGGCTGGCCGGGGTTGTGCTGGTCGTTGCCTACCTGGGAGCAATGCGCGACCGCCATCAGCGCGTCGGGGAAGTAGCGCAAGACGCCCGTGTAGATGGGCCGCGCCTTACGCCACGCCGAATGAGCCGTGAACGCCTCCGGCGCTTTCACCATGTCATCGTGATCCATCTGTGCCTCCCTGCTGGTCCCACCACGTCACCGCTAACGCCAACGCCGCCCAGCAGTGCCCTGACACGCCGTAGAGCGGCCCCGGTTCTGCCTTCGTGCCCTTCGCGGCCGTGGCCCCGCCGAAGCGGTCGAGCAGCGCCACGCGGATGTTGCCGTCCTTCGCACGGGCTGACCCGCACAAGTGGAGCTTGATGGCCTTGCGGTAGATGCGGCTGACCCGCTTGTCGTCATAACACCGTACGGCTAACTCATACAGACGCCCGGTCACGAACACCGTCTCAAACGTCTCTGCCCCCACAGCCATTCCGTAACTTTCAACGCCCTCAAACACAACAGATGTGTGGCACTCGCGCCATGCGTCCAGTGCGTCCCGAATGTCTGCCGTCTTGTCCCATCCGTATTCCAGTAATTTCTTTCCGTCAAACACGACGTAGCCGCTGCGCTCAGGGCCGGGGTCGATGGCGATGATGATCATGATCCTTCAGGGCAATCAGCCACCCAGACAATGTCCGCGATCCGCACGTCTACGCCTCTGTCAAACATCGATGGCCCACGACCGTTCCCAATGGATCCTGTCTTCGACGATTCGGCACGGACGTAGACAAGATGGACAAAAGCCGCATCGACGCACACACACGCAGATTCGAACCGCCACATTTGCCCATTTCGCAAGCACATCACATACGTAAACGGATCGCATCGAGCCTTCCACAGCGCGTCAGGCCATCCCACAGGTTGAGGGGGTTCTTCATAGGGAGGAATAGCACTCATACCGTTTTCTATATTGGTGATCGTGCCGCACGTCCTGCACCGTCCGTCATCGCTCATGCTGTTCTCCTCGCGTGTCGCCAGACCTTCTTCGGTTCCGTCAGGGCTTTGGCTGGTCCGACGCCAAACAACCCGACCTCAATGGCACATCCTCGACACAACGGCATGTCTTTGCATCCCGCGCACAGCCACGCCCCTGCGTCCGCTGCCCGACAATGGGCGCAGGTCATCGCCGCCCCCCGTATCGCTTCGTCTCCGCAGGTTCTTGGGCGTATTTCCGCTGACGGTTCCGCGCTGCCACCAAAACCGGATTCGTATCCCAACACGCGCATTTCCGGGCAAATTCGTGCCCCCCGTGCGTAATGTAGCGCCCACAATCAGCCGCCACCTGCACCCAGGCATGGGCTGACCGGCCTGACCCGCACCAGACCGACTGCCAGCCCGAGTCGGAGCAGTTCTCGCAGGAATACGTCCAGGCGTGCGTAGCGGCTGGTAGGACGGTTCCATCCGGCAAGACGCCGAGGGGGATGGGCGCGTCCAACAAAACCTCGCCACGGTCATGCGAGGGGCCTTCTCGGGGTATCACACGCTCGGCGTCGGCGTCGGCCCTCAGTTCCGCCGGAGTAGGGAACTCCGACCGGCTGAGAATGGCGCGTGTCACGCCCCGGTGCAGGTCGGCAATGTCCACGCCCTGCAAGCCTTCCCAGTGCGTCTCCATGACGGCAGGGGGGAAGCGCAACCCGGCCATCCGGGCCATTTCGGTTTTGAACTCACTTCGGGTCATCGTCATCCTCCATCGAGAAGTTGGCCCACGGGTCAGGCTTGCCGAGACGGGTGGACGTGCCAGCGCGTCCCAGCCCGTTCGTGGTGCGATTCAGCCAGCTCACAAGGAAACGCGGCATACCTGACGCGGTTTTGCGCCCGTTCGCCGCCAGCCACGCCGAGGCTTTGCGACATTCGCCCAGCACATCAAGGCCGGGATAGACGCCCACCCAGTCATCCACCTGTGCCTGTGTGAGATGCCACGCCGTCGGTCGGCCTGTGGTGCTGAACGTCAGACGGGTGTCGGCTGGCGGCTCCGCGCTTGTCGCGGGGCTAACGCCCTTTCTTGCTTTTCGTCTGATCTGCTTTTGTTCTGCTTCTGCTTCTGCTTCTGCTTCTGCTTGTGAGACATCGCGGACAAACTCGGACACAAGCGGACTCGCTGCGGACACAGCGCGAATAGACCGTTTTCTGAGCTTATCGCGCTCCCGGCGCTCGTCTTCGCTCATCCTGTGGCGGTAGGTGGAGTGATTCACGATCACCCACCCTCCCGGGTCCGCCGCGATTCTCCGGCCCTCTGCCACCCCGCTGCGGTCATTCGGATCAGGCGAGAGGAACGTGGTGATGGCGATGTCACACGCGGGAAGGGACACACGGGCCACACGGGCCAGGCTGCGGATGGTGCCGTCCACATGGCCGTGCTGGTCGGCCAGCGCCAGTAACGTGACCCACACAATGCGTGAGTCCACAGGCTCCTCCCACACGGAGGACATCAAGATCGAGTTGAACAGTTTCGTGTAGCCTGACATTAGGTGGACTGTCTCACGACACGAGGACTAGCGCAAGGACACACACTCTCTGCACACATCAGCACACCTCATGCACATATAGCGCACATATCACTGCACATATCAGGAGACACGGGCCGGAAGACCAGCACCACGGATGGGAACGGCGCGGCGTTCTTGGCGTCACTGAACTTCAACCGCCCCGGCAAGAACCGTATTTCGACGCCCGGTCGGGGTTGATGCCGGGTTGCGTCCCAGACATGCCGGTGTCACCACCGCGTATCCGTACGGCTCGGAACCAAGCACACCACTGTGCAGCCTTGTGCGACCTCCACAGCGGCTTTGGCCAAGAACACGGCGCACTGGCTATACGGAGGGTTCAACCACACCGCCTGTTGCCCCCAGGACAACTGGAGCGCGTCCTGTTCCCGTGTCAGGTACGTATCACACCGGGCATTGATCGCCGTCGCCGCTGCGTCAAGGGTGAAGCCAAACTCGGCATCGAGCGCCTCAAAGACAGGGCGTGGCGTGGCCCCCTCGTCGGACTGCCGTGAAAACATGACGGCGCTGTCCATCTATGCCGCTCTCTTCCGTGCGGCCCGTGTCGCCTGATACCGCGCCTCAATCCACAGGGCATTCTCCGGTCGGCTGGTGCCTGTATACACGCGCTTCAGGCGTGCTACCGACTGGCCGTTGCACTCCGGGTGATACTGCCGCCGGGGATTCAGGGGCCGCATCGTCCGACCGCATCCACACCCGCACGTCACGACTGCACGTCCCGGTCTGCTACCACAGGACAGGTTGCGTCAGGGGTGTGCCGAAACACCAGTGTGCCGCCCATTTCTCTGCCTCCTCGCGGGTCAGACCCGCCTCAAACTCCAGAATGGCTGCGCGTTCCTCGTAGTCCTCACGCTGGTTAGGCGTGAGGATCGGAGGTGTCGGTGTGCGTGTCACGGACGCAAGTGTGTTCCACGTCCGTACGGGGCTTGTTCTTCTGCGGCCAGGTCCACGTCACGCCGTCGAACGAGCCGTGGTCCTGTTGCCGGTGCTGACGGAGCCACAGGGTCGAGACTGTGCCCAGATCGTCGAGGGACGGGACGAAGGCGGCGTGTGAGCCAGCGCCACGCCACCAGCGCAGCAGTGCAGACCACATCAGAACGGGATCGGGTCGTCATCCGTGGGACCATTTGCGGCCTTCGGCTTTGCCACCCAGGTATCGAGCGTGACCGAATGCGTGTCTCCGAATTTGCCGACCTCGAGCCGGGACTTCACGCAGAGGTTGAGATAGCCCCTGTCGTTCGCATGACGCTGGGCGAACTCGATCAGATCCGCGACCTTGAACCCCAGATTGAGAATCGACCCGCCACTCGCAAACGTCTTTTCCTTCGCCGAACACTTCAGAAACACTTTCTCAGCCATTACAGACCTCCCTGAAGCGCCAAGAGCGCCTCGATTTCCGCATCCACTTCTGCCAGAAACACCTCGACCGCCATCTGGTGTGCGTCCATGACCGATTCATCCCGCTGCTGGCGCACCACGAACAGCTGCAATCCCGGCGGCAGACGGTCATCGAACGACACAAAATCGATGTAGCCGTATTCCGGCCCTGCAACCCACAAGGTATGGGTGAGCTGGGTCTGATACAGCGCCGGAACCACGCCGCCTCGGAGATAGCCGATATGCACCTTCGTGGTCGGGCACTTGATCTCCACCAGCCCGTAGAACCCGTCCTGCCCCTCCACGACCCCGTCAGGGCTGCATCCGGCGGGACAGCCCTCTGCCTCCATGAAGCCCACGCGACCCACCAGCATCCCCGTCAGCGCCTCGTAGGCCCGGATGGCGTCTGCCTCCTTGTCGATGCCGCGCTGCACCGCGTCGGTGGGTGTAAACGGCGTCTCGCAGGACAGCCCCGTCAGGCGCTCACAGGCCAGTTGCATCCGCAAATCAGCCCGTTCAGCCGAAAACCCGGCCTTAATGGTTTTCAGCATCCCCTTCGCCGCAGATGCGGTCAGTTTCCCGACCCGCATCTGCATCCACTCGGGGCTGCGCTGCTCCATGGTGTGGATGATCATTTCGCCGCCGCCTTCGCACGGGCCTTGAGGGCCGTCCACGTTGATTCTTGGTGCGTGGTCAGATGCGCCCGCAACGCCGCAGACGAGGCCGTCCACGCCGCCTTCAGTGCCGTTTCGCCGTTGTCGGCCACGGCGGTCAGATCGTCGAGCCACGCCTCAAAATCCGGGGGCACAATCACGGCAGGGGCGTGAGACTGGGCGCTCTCGGCGTCGTCATCGACGGGGGCAACGCTGGCGATGGCGCACAACCCGGCCCGGCGCAGGTAGGTCACGATGCTGATGAGCGCCTGTGGGCTAGAGTCTTTGGCCGTCGCGGTCATCACACCGGACATCCACTGGCCCGACTTGTGGAGCAGGACAGTCTCCAGCGACACGGTGCTGCCGCTGGCGCTGGGGTGCTGGACAATCGATAGGCCGTTCTTCGTCAGCGGTTCGCGGACAGCCGACCAGCACGACGCCAGGTCGCTGTACTTCGACTTGAAAAACGGGTTATCGCTGTTGCGGTGTGCGCCAGCAATGTCGGCCTGTGCCAGTGCCAGCGCCGTGGCGAGGTGATTCAACTCGGGGGACGTGTTCATCTATCTCTCCTCGTAAAAAGGGTTGTCCATCTGGTTCTCTAGGTGTTCCTGTCGCTCGGCGTCTTCCTCTGCCGCACGGCGGAGGAGAAGGAAATTTCGCAGCGCCAGCAGGTGATCGACCGTCACACTGGCCCCGGCCCATTCGGGACCGTCGAGACGCGCCTGAGAAAAGTTCTCCGTGGCCTCGTCGGCATACTGTGCCGCGTCCACAGACGACAGGTCGAGGAACTCCTCGATCTGTCCCGCTGACTCGACCCAGTAATACGCATCGCGCAGAGCCTCAGGCACCATCACTCTGCACCTTCTTCCGCGACGTGCTGCCCGATTTCGTCCACGATCTGTTCGAGCCAATCGTCATGCTCAAGAAGCCTGACGATCGCGGTGTTCAGGAGGGTGTTGTTGCCGCCACAAGCGTCGAGTGCCAGCCGATATAGAGCGCCGGGGAGACGAACGCGGAGCATCACTGATGCCCCCCGTTCCGTAGTCGTGCTGAATGTGTAAACATGCGCTGCTCCTCGCAGGTGCCGTCCGGGATTGGACGGTGAGGTCATCCTACGTCTGTCGCAGGGGGGATGTCAACCCCCCCGGTGTTACGGCTGACCGGGCAATCGAATGACATGCCCCTTCAGACGAAGACGCACCACGCTTTTCGTCATCGCCATGCGGACAAACAGCGGCGGGGTGCGTCGGCCCTGCTCCCACGCCTCCACCGTGCGTGCGGAGAAGGCCAATCCCTTCTCACTGCACCAGTGGGCCGCAAAGGCCGACACGTTTTCCTTCAGAATGTCGCGCCGGAGATGCTTGATCCAGCTCGGGGGCCATGCATCTCGCCTAAGTCGTTGAGGTTCCATGCGACAAGTGTAACACGCTGGGCGGCGTCAAGGCGTCCTGCGCGAGGGTATACGTCGGCCCGTGTCCCAGGTTGCGGATATTCTCAGCGGCCAATAGGTGATCAGCCGTGGCCATGCCGACGAACCGGTAGGTCGGGAACGTCCCGATCATCAGGGCATACAGGTCGCAGGGTGCATGTGCTTTGGACGGCACGGCAATGAGCTTGCCGGTGGCGTAGCGCGTCGTTTTCACGTCCACCGTGCGTCCGGCCCACGTCGCGTCTGCGCCCCCGCTACGGGGCGAGAGGGTCAGGTCGGGGTAGACGTTCGCCAGCCGACACCACGCCAGTTCTGCTCCCACGCCGTCAAGGTCGATCTCGGCGTCGGTCAGGTCGGCCCGTTTGGCGTTGGTGACACCGGCCTGTCGGTTGCTACTGGTTCTCGACAGGGCAAGGAAGCGCGCTAATTTCTGTTCAGCGGCGTTCAACGTCATGTCCATGGGCCTATCTTGACACGCCCTCTGTACGTACGCCTCTTACCCTTGGCTCCTCTCTGTAGAGAGAACCCCCGGTGAACGGCCTCGATGGCCGACCTCTCGCCAGACCCCCTTGGCCTCGCGTGTGACTGCTGGCACTGATGCCCACACCCGATCATCCTTTAGGTCTGCGGCATGTCCGACTGACCGGGGATCAGTCCCCGTGAGCCGATGGTCGAGGGTCGTGAGGCGTGGCACGTCGCCCCCTCGCCGGAGCATGTCCGAGAGCCGCTGGGCAGACCTTGCGGCCTGTGAATCCACCCCAGCCAGGATCGGTCCACTCGCATCGTGCGTGAGTGACTCGCGTGGGCCAGAAGGTTGTCGGGACGGGGCGAAGGTGGGACCGTGGTAGGATGAACTCCTCTCACGGTATAGCGAGTCCCTATCGCCGTATCCAAGACGCCAGCTCTAGCCGGGCTGGCGTCTTTTCTTGTGTCTGGGCGCTACTCTAGCACGAACTGCCGCCCCAATGGATTATGTAACCGCACAGATCCGACGGGATTGTGTACGGTTACATCTGGGGCGTGGAAACGGTGGTCAACGCCACCAGCGAGAAGGCGGCGTGTTCCCCTCGCCGCGCCAGTCCTCGCCCTGCCGCAGCGCCACCCACTCGATCAGCGCGTCTAACGCTCCGACCGTGATCGCCACGGTCAGGGCGATGGCCAGTGCCGCCAACGTGCCGGAGATGGCGTGGCCCGTCAGCCAGGTATAGCCGTCCATGTCAAAACACCCCTTCCAGCACCAGCAGCGCCCCGATCACCCAGCCCATCAAGCCCCCGCAGAGTATCGCCGTCGTGCGCGTCAATCTGTCACCCCCGCCAGCCGTCCCGCCTCTTTGTGGACGAGATATCTCATCGCGGATGCGTCGTCGGTGAGCGCCTCGCACATGGGGCACGGTTCCGGTTCCGACAGTCTCGCTTCCTCTGTGTACTCGATTGACGCCCACTTGTGACGTTTACACACTCGCGCAATGTTCCAGTCTGCGCCGTCTTGGATTCGGATAATCATCACGCCCCCAGCCGATCTTGCAGGTCGTACAGGGCCAGTTCCTGGGCCGCTGCGATGGCCTCTGCGGCCATCCCGTGGGCCATCTGCTGCGCCAGCCGGTCTGCGTCCTCCTCGCGTCCCTGCGGGGCCGTAATGGCCATCACCAGTGCCTGAGCGAGTCGCGTAATCTCGGTGTTGGGTGTCATAACTGTTCCTCTATGGGGTCAAGCGCTGGAATAGTCGAGCACTGCTTATGCGTCGTAAAGAGCGATCCTGCGCCGTTTCCCTCATCGTCTTGTGAGGGATAGATCCATTCGCCACTACTCAGCCTAAACATCACGGCCCGAGAATCCCAGCCGTGGTCGCGCATTTCCGCATCGGACATAAACGCCACTTCCACAATCGTCTTGTTAAGCAATAGATCGGTGACACGCTTTGTCCACCGCTGATCCTGCGTCTGCGCGGGTTGGCTTTTCATCGTTGTACCTCTGTCGATACGATTAGGAAGATATTCATTTGTTATTTCTCTACTGAATTAACAATCGTAAATTGGCCCACCTTGGCAGTTGCACTGCGCCTCGCATCGACACCCACGAGCGCAGCAGGAGTCAGTGCAACTGCATCCACGCCGTCCGCTGCGGTGCGTGGACGCGCTGCGTGGAGGCTCTGCGACAGCAGCGAGTTGAATCCCATCCTCGCTCGTCCAGAGTATGTGCGAAGCCACTGCGCGGGTTGTCGAGCCATCTCTCCGTGTCACTACGAGCGGCACACCGATTGTGATGTTAGTGCCGCGAATGCCCCACGCGCCGGTCGTGAGTTTAGAGAAGCTCAGTGCCATGTTCTGTCCCTCGTTTGCGTGTAAACGGTGCCGGGAGTGCCGTCCCGCAAGTGCTAGTAGTCAGTGTCGCGTACCCCGGAGTGATACAGAGACTCTCTGACTTGTTCCCGCGTGGGACGAGAACCAGGCACAAAGGTTTGGCCACAGAACCCATTTTGCACCCACAGAACCCACAGAGATCCGAACGTGCCGTTATAGGTGATCGATTCTAGACGCTCGTAAAAAGAGAGCTTCGTGTAGAAACTTTTGATCATGTCGCGCCTACTTGCCGAACACGACAATGCCGTCCGCGACAATCGCTGAGGCGTACCATTTATGGGGCTGGGGGAAATGCGGACCTTCAATTGAAACCCGGCCATTCTGTGTGACGGGAAACGGGCCGGGTGAGTAAACGGCTAGCCGTGCACCAGCCTTGATAGCCGCAAGGAAGGCCTTTTTGCTGGGGAAATTGGGGTCAACGTATGCCATAGGTTCTCGCTTTCACGGTGTCGGATGGCCGTCCGATGCGGTACTACTGAGATATGTATACCACGTATGTGGGACTACTTCAAGTTCCGCCTCATGACGTATACCTCTGGGAATGGGGGAGCATATGCTCCCCCGCCGGTTGATTAGACTGTAGCCATTTTCAGGAACGTGCCGACCTTTGCGCCGTGGACAATGATCGCGATACTCTTTCGCAGATCTTGGTCCCGCGCTCCATCACATAACGCGCAACTATCGCAGCTCGTACGCCGCCCTGCTTCTTCTGACGCCGGACATGCGATTTCCCCTACTGCGAGATCTTCTGTGGCTCTTCGCACACGAAACGTACGCCAACCACTTTCTGACGCGTCAGTTTGATCCACTGCACTATCCGCCGAGGCCATGAGGAACGGCGCCAGGTCGGGACGTTTACGCCACGCGTGAGTGTAGCCGGTATGGAAAATACCGTGCGTGATCGATTCGAGAACAGATACAGGCACGGCGGCACCATCCCCATATGCGCCGATTCGAATCCCCATACCCTTTGACGCTAGGTGCGTCGCCACATCAGCGGGGCGCATAGATACATATGATCCCCGCGTATACGCGTGATATACCGCCGTGGGAGACTGAGCTACGCGTACATAACAGTACGTTCCACGGGCAGGACAATCGCCACAGATCCCCTCATCGAGGCCGATCATGATTGCATCAAGCGGTGATGCGTCCTCACAAAGAATGAAGAGTTGAGCCAGGCGCCGGCCGGTCTTGCCATTCTTAGAATCACCATGTAAGCCGGTGACAATCGCCACAATGGGCGATCCGTCAAAGGCGGACCGTCCACGCCATACCACGGCGGAAGAGGGGACTGGATCAGAGTACCGGTATTTCTTGAGGGTTTGCATATGCGCCTTTCGGGTGGCAGAGAGAGATATACCCCCCCTGCGAGGTTGTGTAAACGGTGCCGGAGAACCGCTCCGGCTCGGGTGCTAGTACTCGCGCTGCGCGTCGTAGCGTGCTAGACGCAGGTGACGGCGTATCGTCCGTGCCAATCCCGTTTCGCTGGAGCGCAGCGTGTCGCCGGAGGTCTGGAGTCGGTCGCAGATCTGCCGGTCGTTCCCGTCCCGATCGGTATACGTCACGTACCCGCCGGACGTATAGAACGTCACGTGTTCCCGTGTTTGGCTATCTGCGCTGAAATGCATCGTCGTGATCGTATAGCTCGTCATGTCTGTCCTCGTTTTCACGGTGTCGGAGGGCCGTCCGATGCGGGTGCTAGTAGTCGGTGTCGCGTACGCAGGAGTGATACAGAGACTCCATGACTGTCTCCCGTGTCGGACGAGAACCGGGGACAAACGTACGGCCCAAGCATTGGTTGCGAACCCACAGAACCCACAGAGAACCCCACACGCCGTTGTAGGTGATCAATTCTTCTCGCTCGTAGAATGACAATTTTGTGTTGAAACTTTTGATCATGGAGTCTCACTCTCGCGGTGTCGGAAGGCCGTCCGATGCGGTGTTCGCTGAGATATGTATACCACGTCCGTGGTATCAGTGCAAGGGGGCTATGTCGGGGTATCTGGTCTCATGGCTACTCTTCCTTCGCCGCGTCAATCGCCAGCTGCTCGCTCGCGTACGGCCCAATCGGATCGGAGTCTGGCAGGCAGCCTGGGAAGCAAAACCAGAAATACCATCCCTGTTCGTGCAACTCTGTATCTGCATCGTCGCCCACTAGGCCGTCTATCTCGCCCTGCGACATGTAGAAAACCTCGACATTCGGCAAGGCGTACTGCTCATCTGCTCGTGCCGGATCGCTGTAATGTTGACTCATTGTCTGCTCCTAGTCGGTGGCGTCGGGAATAACGCGGTCTCATCAGGCCTGGCATTACCAGGCGACGACGGGGCGACCCCGCCGTTTCGACCTATCGGGCTACTTCCATCGATACGGCGATCGCTAGACAGATTCCTACCCACGCTCCGAGGCACGCGATTCCTACCCCGACCGCGACTATTTCCACAAAGATTTTATGCATCGTTACCCTCGCAATTGGTAGCGTCAGGAGTGACGCGGTCAACGTACGTCAGAACCCACCTGTTAAGGTTACGTGCCACGCGGTAAACACAACTTGCATCCGTCCGTCTGTAATGTCTTCGGACCATACCGTAAACATCACGCCTTGCCGTACCAACTCAGAGACAAACCGAGCGAGGCTTACTAGGTCATTCAAGGTGATCATGTTTGGCGTCATCGTGAACCCCTTAATAGTGGCGGGCGTTGTGCCCGCGTTCAACGTGCGCCTACTGTCGCACGGATCGCCCGACGTTGTCAAGCCCTCTGTACTTGCGTAGTGATACGAGCCAGAGAATTGTCACCGGAGGTTATGCATCCAAGTGCTAGGACCGGCTACGCCATCCAGGTGCTAGGCCATCCAGGTGCTAACAGGTGCTACCGATCATCCAGGTGTTAGGCCATCCAGGTGCTAGTGAGCCTGGATGGAGGGCATCTGCCCTAATCGGCCGGCCGGTGGCAGTAGGGCGATTGACCCAGCCGGAATCGGAAGGCGAATCGCTTTCGGGGCGGGGATTCCCCCCGGTCCCCCCCTCATACCCCGCGAAACTGGCGCGTTCCTTGGATACACCGGCTGTCGCATCTTTCTCCCCGCACCACGGACCACGCTTTCTGCTGGACAAAAAAACACTCTCGGTATACTCTTTGACAGCGACATCGCGGCGGAAAAGAACGAAGCCGGGGACTGAAAGAAAAAAGAATGTCCCCGCTGAGGGTGCGAAAGACGACCCTCCCAAAAACTGGAGTAAACTGGGCCACATGGACGACAAGACGGCAGACATTCCGCAGACGGTGGAGGCGCTGGAGGCGGTGACGCCTGTCGTCAAGCGCAAGCCGGGGGGCACGTTCGGCAACAAGGGCGGGCGCAAGAAGGGCGACACGGTCGCCAGCGGGCGCATCAATCCCTCGGCGGCGGTGCGGGAGAAGGCGGCACTGCTGGCGGCGTGGAAAGAGGCGGTGTCGCGGCGGTTTGACCGGCTGGTCGAGGCGCAGTTGACGGCGGCAGAAGGCATTACCCATATGCAGGCGCGAGACGCCAAGGGCAAATGGGAGCCAGTCACCGATCCGGCTGTCATGTCGGCCAAACTGGAGGCGGGAGAAGAGGTCTACCGGCTGTCGGCCATTGCGCCGAGTGCGCCGATTCTCAAGGACATCATGGACCGCATGTTTGGACAGGCCAAGCAGAGTCTCGACCTGGATGTCACCACCACGCCCACCTCCGTGCTGACGGATGCGGAACTGGCCACACACCTCACGGCCCTTCTCAAGAAGCTGGAGTCATAAATCATGTCACAGCCACACGTTCCCCCGACCACGCCCGACACACGCGCCTACGACGCCGCTGTCGAAACAGCGTTGACTCACCTGCATGTGTCGGTTGAGCGGTCGTTTGACGAGATTCGGCTGGCCATTGTGGCTATGCTGGATCAGTTGGTGGCAGCAGGCCGGGATCACATCGTCCTGCCCGACATCCCCGCAGCGGCTGTCCTGACACCCGACGTAGTCCCCACCGACACATGCCACTAACCGTTGAAAAACGGAAGCAATACAATACGCCACACATGCCGAGACAGCGGACAGACATGTCTCAGGCAGAAATTGCGGCATTGCGAATTTATCAGACGGCTGTGATGTCTGCCCCATGGGACACAACGCGTGACCTCATAGCAAACCTCCGTGAACTACAACGTGTGGGACTCGAAGCCTTGCGTGTGGCCCGTGTCAACACGTCTATTGTGGAGTTTATGGACGCGTGCGCCCGTGAAGACCTGGCGGGAGTCACGGACAACACTCTGTCGAGGGCAAAGGGGTAATGCCACTCACCGTTGACGAACGGTTGCAATACGACCGGCTGATTGCCGAAGCCGTTCGGCGCTCGACTGCACGGTTTACCACCTTCTTTGCCGATACCGGCCCGCTGGCCCGCACCGGCTATCTCAAGCACCTCGACTTCTTTTCCGCAGGCAAACGCTACAAAGAGCGGCTGTTTATGGCCGCCAACCGGGTGGGCAAGTCCGAAGCCGGAGCGTACGAAATGACCTGTCACCTCACCGGCCTGTATCCGGCGTGGTGGGAAGGGCGGCGGTTTGCGACTCCCGTTGAAGCGTGGGCCGTCGGCACCAACAGCCAAACCACACGCGACATTGTGCAGGCCAAATTGCTGGGCAGTGTGCAGATGCCTGGCACCGGCATGATTCCAGCGCATCTCATTGCTTCAACCATCAGCTCACGCGGGTTGCCCGGCGCGTTGGAAGGCGCAGTCATTCGCCATGCGTCCGGCGGCACGAGCCTGTTGGGCCTGAAGACCTACGAACAGGGCCGACAGTCGTTTGAAGGCACCAGCAAGCACATCATCTGGTGCGACGAAGAACCTCCGGCAGACTGCTACACCGAAATGCTCTACCGGACGGTGACGACCAAGGGCATTGTCATGGTGACGTTCACTCCGTTGCAGGGCATGTCGGAAGTCGTCAAAGGATTTCTTGAGCCGGAAACGGATGCGGCGGCAGACTTTAAGACGTTCATTCAGGCCGGATGGAAAGATGTGCCCCATCTGGACGACGAAGAACGTCGGGCGCTGATGGCCACAACGCCGCCCTATCAGATTGCCGCTCGGACAGAAGGCGAACCGTCGTTGGGGTCGGGAGCCATTTATCCTATTGCCGAACGCGAGATTCTGGTGCCAACCACCGAGATTCCTGCGAGTTGGCCGCGTGTCTACGCGATGGATGTGGGCTGGAACCGCACGGCTGTCATCTGGGGCGCACAAGACCCCGGCTCCGGGCGCATTGTGTTGTACGACGAGCATTACCGGGGGCACGGCGAACCCGCCAGCCATGCCGAAGGCGTGAGGGCACGCGGAGCCTGGATGCACGGCGTGATCGATCCAGCCAGTTCTGGCAGCAGTCAGGCCGATGGGCGCAAACTGATCGACATCTACGCCCGTCTTGGCCTGCACTTAGAACCGGCGGTCAATGCGGTCGAAGCGGGATTGACGGAAACGTGGAATTTGTTGGTGTCAGGGCGACTTGTGGTACAAGAACACCTGTCGAACTGGCGCAGTGAGTTCCGCAAGTATCATCGAGACGAACAAGGCAAGATTGTCAAAGTGTCAGACCATTTGATGGATGCGACACGGTATTTGATCATTTCTGGGCGCGAACACATGAAAGTGGCTCCGCGACCGGCACTGTCATCGCACCCAGCGCGGGTGTCTGACACAGGATGGATGTCCGCATAATGATGGCTATCGACCGCTCAGACGGCATCAAGAAAGCCCTCGACCGCTTCAAGCTGGGCGTCGATGCGGACGGCGATCAACGCAAACGCGAGATTGATGCGCTGCGGTTTCAGGTGCCGGAACTATCCTGGCCCAACGATGTCAAAGAACAGCGCAAACCGCAGCTGGTGGGCGGTGTGGCGATTCCGCAGCGCCCGATGCTGTCCATCCCCACGCTCGACCATCCCATCCAGTTGACAATTAATGCCGAGAAAGCCGCGCATCTGGGCATCGGCATTCACCCGCTCTCCGATACCGCTGACGACGACACCGCTGAGGTGCTGCAAGGTTTGTATCGGCGTATTGAAGTGGATAGCCGTGCGAGTCTGGCGCGGAGTTGGGCGTTTGAACGGGCCGTCAAAGCAGGACGCGGTTTTTACCGTGTGATTACCGAACGCGACCCCGACGGAGAGAATGCTTTTGATCAGCGCATTATGATCAAACGCATCTTGCAGCAGGCCAGCGTGGTGCTGGACCCATTTGCTCAGGAAGCGGACTTTTCGGACGGCACATGGGCGTTCATCGTCAACGACATGCCGTGGGATACGTATAAGCGCCGTTATCCCAACAGCCAGATGGCGTCGTTTACCGAAGACGAACTGTCCGCCCTTGGCACCGATACCCAGCACTGGGTCTCAGGCGACGAAGGCGCAGGACGCGCTGTCCGCGTGGCGGAATACTATCGGCTGGAAAAGTCGCCCAAACGCCGGGTGTTGCTGGACGACGGGTCGGACAGTTATGACGACGAGATTCCCGAAGGCCGCACGGCCCGAATGGGAGACGAGGCCCGGAGCGCCGACGAAGAACTTCCGGTGCTGTATTGGTCGGTCATTAACGCTATTGAAGAATTAGAACCGGCCCAGACGCAGGATGGGCGCTACATTCCTATTATTCCAGTCATTGGCCGGGAACTGATTCCGTTTGAAAGCGAACGGCGTTGGGTGGGCATGATTGAGCCAAACAAAGATGCTGTCCGGTTGCTGAACTACAGTGCGTCCAGTGCTGTTGAAATGGCCAGCCTTGAAACCAAAGCGCCTTACACGATGGTCGAGGGCCAGGAAGAAGGCCACGAACAAGAGTGGCAGCTCGCCAACGTCCGCAACTTTCCCTACCTGCGCTACCGCAACGTGTCCCTAAACGGCACGCCTGCGCCCCCGCCGCAGCGCACGCAGGTTGATACGTCCCGCTTGGGGCCGAGCATGTTGCTGTTGCAGCAGGCGCGGGAGTTTATTCACGAAGGCACAGGAGCCTACGAGAGTGCGCTCGGCCAACAGGCGACGAATGCCAAGAGCGGTCGGGCTGTTATGGCGTTGCAGCAGCAGCATCAGGCCGGATCCAGCCACTTTATCGATAATCTGGCTGAGATCAGCCTGACCTATGAAGCCAAGGTTGTGCTGGACTTGATCCCGTATATCTATGACCGGCCCGGACGCGTGGCCCGGTTGCTCGATGCGGAAGACAACCCGCGCACCGTCATGCTCAATGCGCCGTTCACGATGAACCCGCAAACACAGCGCCCACAGCGTGCGCCGATGCCGCCGCAGGGGATGGCTCCGCAGGGGATGGCTCCGCAAGGACCGCCGCCGCCGCCGCCTGTGCCGCCGGGTGTCAATGCCGGTCCGTTGCCTCCCGGTGTCATGCCGCCCGGTGCGCCGACCATGCCGATGGCTCCGCAGCCGCTACCCGGCCCCAAAGTCCAGAATTACGACCTGAAAAAGGGTCGGTATGGCGTGTCAGTCACGATTGGCAAGAGCTACAAGAGCCGGTCGGAAGAAGGCGCGGATGAACTGGGCAATCTGTTCCAAGCACAGCCGCAGTTGTTCCCCATCTTGGGCGACATCTATCTCAAATTCCGCGACTTCCCCGGCCATCTGGAAGCGGCAGCGCGGGTCAAGAAGCTACTCCCGCCGCCCTTGCAGGAACAGACCAATCAGCCCAATCCGCAGCAATTGCAGCAGCAGTTGCAGCAGGCCGGGCAGATGGTGGAGCAGTTGACCAAGGCGCTGGACGAAAAGACGCGCTTGCTGGAAGCGGACGGGCAGAAACTTCAGATGCAGGCTGAAACAGCCCAGAACGAGCAGGCCACCAAGCTGGAATTAGAGCGGATGCGGAACGAAACGCAACTGGCCATCACGGCGATGAAGATCCGCGCCGACGAAGCGGCGAACATCTTTGCCGCTGAGGTCAACCGCGTAGGCACAGGGGCCAGCCAGCACTTTGACGCCATGTCACAGGCGTCTGATCAGTATCACCAACAGCAGATGGCGATGCAGGGCGTCATGGCGCAGCAAGAACAAGCGGAGCAAGCCGCAGGTCAAGCCAGTCAGCAGTCCGCGCAGGACGCGTCTCAGGCCCAAGAAGGGTCGAGGCAGGACGCGCAGCAGGATGCAGCGTTGTCAGCCCAGAACGGCGGGAGGGACATGGAAGGCACGCCTGAGGATGTGGCCGCAGACGCCCAGCAGATGCCGGAGGAGATGTAATGGGCCTGAAAATGCCAAAGTCTGACTCGCCGTTCAAAGGTACTGTGTCTGCGTACGACGAGGAAGATGAGACATCGCTGACAGGGACATTACGTGACCTTGTCAAAGGATTGTCGTTTACAGGACGAGGCCTAGAAACGTCTGTGGACAAAGGCCCAGTACGCATATCTGTCAAAAAAGACATACGTGAGCCAGTGCAAGGGTCTGTGACTGTGGGGCGCAATCCTGCTAATCAACTAGAAGTAGGGTATGACCGCGAACGCGGGGCATTTGTCAAAGGCAAAAAGTCCTTTGGTTGGGGAAACAAATGAGTGCTGCCTGGACGCGCAAAGAAGGCAAGAACCCTGAAGGTGGTCTTAACGCCAAGGGTCGAGCGTCATATCACGCCGAAACCGGAGGCACGTTGCGTCCCCCTGTTAAATCAGGCGATAACCCACGCAGGGCCAGCTTTCTGGCCCGCATGGGCAACATGTTAGGGCCAATGACCGAACCGGACGGCGATCCGACGCGGTTAGCGTTGTCTCTCAAGGCGTGGGGAGCATCGAGCAAGGAAGACGCCCGATCGAAAGCGGCAGCAATTAGCAAGAGAAATAAATAGGGCAATTGACCTACAGCATAAATCTGGTGATAATGGCCGTGAATTAAATAGAGCTGACGTTCTCACTCGGGCGCGAGTCATGACCGCGCCGACAACCGCTCCCCAGCGGGTGAGACGACAAGGGGACACACGACGAGGGGGCGTGTTTCCGGCAGATAGCCGTGAGACGCGCCTTTTGTTTTGTATTCCCCCCTTTTGTGAGAGGCGTATGAACACAGACGCAGGTCAGGTCACGGACGGCGACATCACGATTGATAGTAATCACGAGACGGCTGAGCAAATTCAGACCGCCTTTGCTGATGACCCCCTTCCTGTTGAGGCCAGCGCGACGGACGAAGCTCCGTCTGTCGAAGCCCCCGCAGATGTCCCTGATGTCGCCCCCATCAAGGCCAAGCGTCGAAGCGATCCCACAGAAGCGGTCAAGTCTGCTGTTGCCAAGCAACGAGAGGCGGAACGTCGAGCCGAAGCGGCTGAAGCCCGTATGCAGGCGATGGCCGAGCCGATTCGCACTGAACCCACACCGGGTGGGGGCGACTGGGCGCGGTTTAAACAGATCCCTGGCGTGCCCACGGTCGATCAGTTTGACGCCTACGAGGACTACTCGATGGCCATGTCCGCCTTTGTGGCCGACGTGCGCCATCAGGAGCGAGACGCCGAACGGGCGCAGTCCTATCAGCAGCACCAATACGAGCAGACGCAGCAGGCACAGAAGGCGCAGTGGAACGGACGGCTGGAAGAAGCACGGTCACAGAATCCTGACTTTGATGCTTCGCTGAATCCCGACACGCCCATGTCGCTGCCGATGCAGCATTTGGCGATGGACAGTCCTGTGGGGATTCAGATCCTCCAGTGGCTCTCAGCCCATCCCGACGAATCTCAGCGCATCTCCACGCTGCACCCGGCAGAAACATACCGGGAAATGGGGAAACTGGAAGCCCGACTCGAAGCTGCTCCCGTGCGTGCCTCAGCCCGAGCCGTGTCTAATGCGAAACCCCCGATCAGGCCGCTCGGGACATCGCCTCACGTAACCGATGCGTTTGCCGTGTCGGATGACACCTCATTTGACGAACATTTTCGCCGGATGAATGCGTCAGACCGCGCACGCGGACGACTCTAACTCAGAGGATGTGACCCGTGGCAAATACTCTTGCTACCCCGTCCTGGACGACCAAGGAAGTAGCACGCGGCTTTATTAACAAGCTGGTGTTCCTCGCCAACGTCAACCGGACCTACGACGACCAGTATGAAATTGCCGGTGCGAAAGTCGGCAATACCGTGAACGCTCGACTCCCCCAGCGGTTTACCGTTACGGACGGACAGGCTCTCCAGCTCCAGAACCTGTACGACCAGACGGTTCCGATCTCGCTGACCAACCAGAAGAACGTGGCCTTTGGCTATTCCAGCCAGCAGGCGACGACCGAACTCGACAACATCCGTGCGCGGTATGTCGAGCCGGGTGCAGAGGCTCTGGCAAACGCGGCAGAAGTGCTGGCGTTCAACGCGGTCTACCGGGACATCTACTCGGCGGTGGGAACGCCCGGGACGACCCCCAGCGCCACGCTGACCTACCTTCAGGCCGGTGTGAAGCTGACGGACCTGTCCACCCCCCTGCGTGGCCGTGTGGCCGTGCTGGACCCGCTGGCGATGTCTACGCTGGCCAACACCACCTCGTCCCTGTTTAACCCCACGGCTGTCATCTCCGAGAACTACGAAGAGGGCATGTTTGGGCGCAAGCAGTTGGGCGTCGATAAGTGGCTCCAGGATCCGGTGCGTCCGACGCACACGACTGGCACGTTCACGGCGTCTACTCCACTGGTCAACGGCGCAAGCCAGACCGGCAGCACGCTGGCGACGGATGGCTGGGCGTCTGGTGCGTCGTCCCTCAAGAAGGGCGACATCTTCACCATCGCTGGCGTGAACAGCGTCAATCCGTTGTCCTACTCGTCCACGGGTCGTCTCCAGCAGTTTGTGGTGACGGCAGATACGTCGGATAGCAGTGGCGCGATGGCCACGCTGCCGATTAGCCCGTCGATTGTGACTTCGGGTCAGCTCCAGACGGTGGATGCGTCCCCGGCGGACAACGCGGTCATCACCGTGTTGGGTGCAACTTCGGCGTCAAGCGGCACGCTGGCGACGACTACCTCACCACAGTCGTTCCTCTATCACCCCGATGCGTTTGCCTTCGTGATGGCCGACCTGATGAAGCCCGGTGCGGGCGCAGACTCGACCACGGTACGGAGCAAGGCACTCGGGTTCTCGATCAGGATGGTCGAGCAGTATCAGATCGGCACGGACCAGAATCCCAGCCGTCTGGACATCCTGATTGGTGCGGCAACTATTCAGGCGCGGCTTGCTGCGCGGATCTGGGGTTAAGTCATGGCACTTGCAACGACGACTCTGTCAGTGGCAGTTGCCCTGACCGACACCAGCATCGTGGTCGCGTCGGCCACGTCTGTGGCGGCGGGACGACTGGTGCTTGTTGATCAGGAAATGATGAAGGTCATGCAGAGCTACGTGTCCGGCACAACGGTGCCGGTGCAGCGTGGCATTGATGGCAGCGCGACGGTCGCGCACAAAATCACGGCTAATGTGACGCATGGGGCGGCAACAGACTTTGCCACTCCATCGGCGCAGGAAGTTGTGACGTATCAGGCGTCTCGGGCGGTTGTGGTGCAGAGCATCACGGCGACGTCGACCCTGACGCTTCCGGCAGCGGGCACGGACCTGCGTGTCATTCTCAATGGCACGTCGGTGATTACCCTGACTGTTCCTGTCCCGACCAAGGACATGGACGGCACCACGCTGATGATCATTGGCAATGGCGCTGCGGCGCATGTGCTGACGTTCACGGGTGGGTTGTCTGGCGCGGGCGCGTCGTACGACGTAGTCACGGTCAACGCCACGGCACCGATTGCCATGCAGTGTGTGGCGTGCAACGGCCTGTGGAATGCGTTTGCGGCGATTCCGATTGCTGGAACTGTCACGAACATCACGGGCACTGTCGCGTAATTAACTGGTCACAAGAGGGGCGGCACCGTGCCGTCCCTCTCTTTTCAGAGGACACATGGCGATCATTCAGAACCCCGACAGCGAATATTCACGCGAAATGGCCAAGTGGAACACCCAAAAGCGCCACGGCGGAATGGGCGCAAATGGCTACGAGCCATTTCCCAAGATGGTGTATCAGGCCCATGCCCGCGAGAACGGCAAGGTCATGTGCGGTGATCCACTGGCGGCTGTTGGCGATGCGGTCGGCGAGGCGTTTGCCCGGTCCTGCCAGCAGATTGTGAACAGCCAGGACGAGCTGGACAAGGCTGTCAAGCAGGGTTGGTATGACACGCCGGACCTGGCTCTGGCGGGGTATGAAGACACGCAGAAGTCGATGGCCGACATTGCGGCCATGCGGCACTTTGCGGACAAGCGCATGGGCGAAGTCGCCCAGCGCGAAGCCAAGAGTGCGGACGATTCGACGCACGAACATCTGCCCGAGATTCCTTCGACGCCTGTGCTGCGTAAGCGTGGCCGGCCCAAAAGAGTGAAGGTGAACTGATGGCGATGGGCAACATTTTCAATCGGTCGGTGCTGATTACCAAGTCTGACACCGTCAACTTTGACGGCAGCACGTATAGCGCCAGTGCCGCAACCAAGGCTATCCCGGCTGAGTCCATTTTTGTGGGCGGAGCGGGGATTGTGGTGGCGGTCTTTGAAGACGGCAGCACAGGTGCGTTTACTGTGGCGGCAGGCGATACGTTGCCGCTCAAATGTATCCGTGTGAACAGCACCACGACGACTGCGACCCTGATGAACGCGCTCTATCAGGTCTAGATGACCGTTCAGGAACTGATCACGGCCAGTCTGCAAGACCTTCGGGTTATCCAGACGGGCGAAACAGCCTCGGCAGACGATTCCACGTTCGCCTTGTCTCGGCTGAACGATTGGATCAACAGCCTAGCCACGGAAGACCTGTCGGTCTACACCATCACGCGCAAGACGTGGACGTTGTCCACCGCCGCGAGCTACACGATTGGCAGTGGCGGCACGATTGACGTAGCGCGGCCTACCGGCCCGATGGCTATTAGCAATATTGGGTTTCAAGACACCAGCGTCAGTCCGGTCATTGAATACAACCTCGGGCCTGTGCTGACGGAAGATGGCTACGCAGCCATTGCCCAGAAAGCGTTGACCTCGGTGTATCCCCAGAACTGGTATTACAACCCCACCTATACGGCGGGGCTGGGTGTGCTTATTCCGTATCCCATCCCGACCAGCACGACGCTGCAAGGCGTCATCTACGTGCAGACGCCTGTGTCAGAGTTTACGGCGTTGTCCGACACCATTGCGTTGCCTCCGGGGTATCGTCGGTTCTTGCGGCTGGGTCTGGCCAAGGAACTGTCAAGCGCCTTTGATGCGGGCCTGACGCCTGAATTGCAGATGGCGGCACTGGAAGCAAAGGCCGATATCAAACGCGCTAACATGCGCCTGATGGACTTGTCGTCGGGGGTGGCGGGAGTGCTGTTTGGGGGCGCAGGGCCGCACTACAACATCTACTCGGACACGTAATGCTGTATCCAGGCTTTGTGTCAGGCAGTTACGAGTCGCAAAGCCCGTTTGCCGACCTTGAACGCACGGTGAACTGGTACCCCGAACCGATTGAATCCAAGTCGGTGCCGTGGGCGGCGGCGTTGTATCCCTGCCCCGGTTTTGAAGAATACGCGGTGGTGGCAAACGTCAATACCCGTGCGCTGTTTGCGATGGCGGGAAAGGCGTTTGCCGTCATTGGCAACACCGTCTATCAAGTGTTTGCGAACAACACGGCAGTGGCTGTCACGAGTCCGACTGTAGCCAATGACCCCAACCCCGCCCAGATTGCCAGCAACGGCGATGCAGGCGGGGAACTACTCATTGCCTCCGGCACGAACGGGTATTTGCTGACCCTGTCGAGCAACACACTGACGACCATTTCCGCCCTTGCTGGCAAATGCACGATGTGCGGCATGATCGACGGCTATTTTCTGGCCTTTGACGCCGCGACATCGACGTTCTACATTTCAGAGCCGAACGACGGCACGACGTGGGATGCAACCCAGTATGCCCAGCGCAGTATTGCCCCGGACCCGTGGAAAGCCATGGTGGTCGATGGCAGTCGCCAGATCTGGCTGATTGGGGAGCAGACAGGCGAAGTCTGGTATGACGCTGGCACGTCGCCTTTCCCGTTCTCGCCTGTGCCTGGAGCGGTGTTTGGCTACGGCACACCCGCTCCGTTCTCCGTAAAGTTGGCCGGAAACACGATGTGCTGGCTCTCACAGACCGCTGACGGCGCGGGAATTGTGGTGGGGGCGACGGGTGTGACTCCTCAGCGGATTAGCACCTACGCGGTCGAGACGGCCATTGCCAGTTATGCCCGAGACTTCATCATCACAGACGCTGAGGCGGTGGTGTATTCCGAAGCCGGGCATACGTTCTACTGCCTGTCGTTTCCGTCAGCCAACAAGACATGGGTGTTTGACCTCAGCACGGGCCTGTGGCACGAACGCGGTGTCTGGGACGATGCAGCGGGTGACTACGATGTCTGGGCGCCACGGAGCCATTGCTACGCCTTTGGGCAGCATCTTGTTGGGGATCGGATTACCGGCCAGATCTGCATCATGGACACGGCGTTGACCACGGAGTGCGACGGGGCGTTGATCCGTCGCCTGCGTATCCCGCCGCCGTTGTTCCGCGCTCCGAGCGTCCGTCGCCTGTTTGTCAGCCGCATGGAGCTGATTCTTGAGTCGGGCTTGGGCACATCGTCGGGGCAGGGACAGAACCCTCAGGTGATGCTGCGGTCGAGCGTTGATGCTAAGACATGGTCCAATGAGCGGCTGGCGTCAGCCGGGGCTATGGGTGCGTATAACGCCCAAGTTGTCTGGACGCGACTGCCTAGTAGCTTGAAGGTGTGGGTTCCAGAAATCACGGTCACAGACCCTATCCCGTGGCGCATTATGGGCGCAGAGATCGACGGGCGCGGCTTCTTTGGGCAGGGGTAATGGCAGGCCTTCTCTCGGACCTGCCGGAATACGCCGTGGATGCGCCTGTGGTGCAGGGCAAGATTTCTGGCCGGTTCACGCAGGTCATGCGGTATTGGTTTATTGCCTTGGCCAACCGACTGGACCGCACGCCTGTCCTGTCCGCGTCTGCTACGGCTACAGCGCAAGTGGCGTCGATTACGCCAACCAGCTTCTCGCTGGCCTCGGTGCTGCCAGGGCTGTATCGGTTGTCGATGGCGGCACGGGTGACAACGGCGGCGACGACCAGCAGTTCGCTGATTGTGACGTTTGGATGGACGCAGGCGGTGGCGTGTACGACCTCCAGTGTGGCCATGACCGGCAACACGACGGCGACCACCAGCACCTTGTCCGTGTTGGTGCGGGTAGATCAGAACTCAGCCATTACCTACGCCACGACGTATGCGTCCGTGGGAGCCACGCCGATGGCGTACAGGCTCGATGTGACGTGTGAGCAGGTTTTATGATTCGCACCGCTACGTTGGACGACATTCCGGCATTGGTAGACATGGGGATGCGCTTTGCCCAGTCCGATGCGTATCGGCATATCTTGCGGGACAACCCTGCACAGATTGAAAGCATGGCGCACATGCTGGTCACTACTGACACATGCACGATGCTTGTTCTAGAAAAGGATGGGCACATCGAAGGCATGATTGGCATGATTTGTACGCCGCATTTCCTGTCTGGCGACATGTTTGCCGGAGAAATTTGCTGGTGGGTCAATCCAGACCATCGTGGAGACGGTATTCGCCTGATGAAAGCCGCTGAGACATGGGCGAAAAGCAGGAACGCTCTGACCATCCAAATGGTTGCGCCTAATGAACGTGTAGGGCGTCTTTACGAGCGTTTAGGTTACACGCAAACGGAAACGTCATACCAGAAAAGTTGTGCGTCATGTTAGCCCCGGTGGATTACGCCACACAGTTGACACATGATGCAGAGATTCTGCATTTGAAAGCCTTGGGTGAGGCTCATGAGCCAACCGTTGATGCAGTGTTGGTTCACGACCCTCGGATTGCTGTGTTTGATGCGGTCTTACGTGATCCTGTTGCATACGCCCGTCACGCACGCTCCACCGACTCACAGACGTATCTGGTAGGCGACGTGGAGTGGCATGGGCTGTCTGCGTGCGTAGAGACAGAGTTTACCGACTGGCTGTATCGCGTGCGTCCTGATTTAACTCCGTCGTTGTCGTTGATTCGGAGAAGCCCTTTAGGCCAGGTTGAACCCAACTACATTCACACCGACCGTGACATGGGAGAGTGGACAGCACTGTTGTATCTAACAGACACACCCGATACGGACGATGGCACGGACTTTTGGCGTCATCGTTGGTCAGGCGCAACGGAAAGTTCTTCAATGTCTCCTATGGACAAACTGAATGAAGGACAGGCGTGGCGTGATCTGTCGCAATGGGCACTTCGCGCCCATGTGCCAGCGGTTTTTAATCGAGCCATCATCTTCCCGGCCAGTTTGTTTCATTCGCGTGCCATCTATGCCAACTATGGCGTGGGCAATGAATCCCGACTGACGCAAGTGGTGTTTTGCAAAGAAGGAGCATCTGCATGTCAGCAATAACTGCAACGACTATTGGTGTCATTGGGGCCGCAGCTGGTACTGCTGCTGGTGCCATAGGTGGTGCTGCTTTACAAGGTCGGGCCACGGGTCGAGCCGCACGCATTCAGTCTGATGCCGCAACCGAAGCCGCACGCATTGGCGGGATGACTGCCGACAAACAGCTGGCGTTTCAGCGCGAAGAAGCTGCTCGTCTAGCTGCGGACAGCGAACTGGCTCGGTCTGGCAACTACCAGCAGTGGAGAGCGGGGATGCAGAACGACCGGGGCGAGAACATTGCCGGTCTGCGGAACAGCTACAACCAAGCGGGTGACACCTCGTTTAATAACCGAGCCAGCGAAGTCTCCCGTGGCCGCACGGATGTGGGCATGTTTAATACGGGCGCGTACAACAACCGGGCGTCGGATCTGGCGGCGGGGCACAACGCCTACGCCACCTACGCCGACCGTCAGCGCCGACTGGGCGCACTGGGCGAAATGTTGGGTCAGGGGCCACGGCAGGTGACGGCGTACGAAGACCCGGCTGCGCTCCGCGAGGCTCAATACGTGGAACCAGACCCGTTGCAGCGCACGGGCTTGGAACTGCCGCCTGAACTGATTCTGCCGGACTACGTGCCCGGCAATGTCAAACGCTAAGGACACAACATGGCACTGACAGCAGCACAGAAAGCGGCGTACGACCGGTTTATTGCAGCTAATCCGGGCGATGAAGCTCGCGCAGCGCAAGCATTGGGATTTGATGCGATTGATGCGCCATCGGACCCAGACACAGGTGCGCCCCTTGGTGCGCCTCCGGGGTATCACTGGAACAGTGTTGAAGGCAAATGGGTTGTTGATGCAGCACCGACACCCGCGCCATCAGGAACGACAAATAACCAACCGCCACCCGATCCTTCACGACTGCCTGGCGGAGTGAACTACTCGCCAGAAGACGCGGCTGTTCAGGACATGATCAATAGAGATCAGGGTGGCTGGTTGTCGCGCTTGAAGAGTTTTGCTGCGACCAAAGGCTTTGGCAATCCCGATCAGGCTGCACAAGAAGAACTAGACGGGATGGTGAGGGCGCTGATGATTAGCGCCAACCAGACACGGGCGGGCAATACACAGGCACTTACTCCTGCCACGTTGCTTGGTCAAGCCGAAGCACGGTTGACAGCGCGTGCGGGGAACAATCCTCGGCCCACGCCCACTCCGACACCTACTCCGACGCCTACTTCGACACCTACTTCCACTTCTACACCTACTGCGACTGCTACTCCGACACTTACTCTTACGCCTAACAACACGATGGCGAACATCGTGAACACTCCGACGACGCCCTACAGCGCACGGGCGGCACTGCCTGCGGCTGTTACACGGGTGGCGACGCAGCCTGCGGCCTCAGCGTCGATGCAGCCTGCGGCGATGTTGCAGCCCAGCACGGCCTTCCAGCCCCGTGCCTTCCAGCAAACGATGCAGGGCATGTTGCCACCGGCAGGCACTCCCTCCGCCCTCGCCGATTCCGGGGCCGAGAATGCGTGGAATCGCACCAACGCCCAGTATCGGCAGGCGGGCAATGCCTACATGGCCGCACAGGGCGATCAGATGGGTCAGCCCTACAACCCGGCTCCGTGGAGTGGGACGCGCATGGGTGCGCCCCGCACGGCACTGGGTCAGCCGGAGGCAATGGGTTCACCGAATGACGTGGCACTGGCATCTGAGGCGGATCGGCGTCGAGCCTACCGCTTTGGTCAACAGAACGCGCAGGCGAATCAGGCCAATACGGCACTGGGCCAGAACGACTTTAACAGCCAGATGAACAACTGGCTGAAGGCCTACAATGACTGGAACAATCGCGGCGTCGATCCGCTGGGAGGCATGTAATGGCCACGTTTCAACCGAACCCCAATATCCGTGGGCTGGCGGGCACGTTTGACTACAGTGCCCCGACGACCCCTGCGACTCCGCAGTATGGTCAGCCGTCCTACACGCCGTCCGCGCCGTATCAGGCTCCGACGCCGTATGCGGCCAACACCTACACGTCGCCGTATTACCAGGCTCCGAATGCGTTCAGCCGCCCGGAGTATCAACAGGCTACGCCGTTTGCCTCCCCGACTGCTGGGGACATGCAGCAAGACCCCAGCTACCAGTTCCGGCTCAATCAGGGCCAGCAGGCGCTGGAGCGGTCTGGCGCGGCACGGGGCGTCACGAACACGGGTGGCAATCTCAAGGACATCCTCGACTACGGCCAGAACGCCGCGAGTCAGGAATACGGCAACATCTACAACCGGAATCTGACGAACTACAACACCAACGAGCAGAACCGATACAACACCTACGCCATGAACTACGGCAACGCGGCGAACGCCTACAACACGAACGAGCAGAACCGTGCGAATGCGTTTGGCACCAATGCCGGGAACGCCTTCCAGGCCTACAGCGCGAACGAGCTGGGCCGTTCCAATGCCTACGGCACGAATGAGACGGCACGGCAGAACGCCTACAACACCAATGAGGCGAATGCCCAGAACGCCTACGCCACGAACGCGAACGCGAACCAGATGCAGTATCAAACCAACGCCAATGCCGCCCAGCAGGACTACAACAACCAGTTCAACAGCTGGGTGCAGTCGTACAACCAGTGGCGTCAGACGGGCGCTGACCGCTTCAACGAGCAGTATGCCGTGGCGACAGCCTAATGCCGCCCTTTAAATACGAGGCGTTCGTCAATCCCTACATTGGCTCCATCAGCGAGTTGATGGGTAAAGGGGATGAGGCAAAAGCGCAGGCTTTGCTTCGGATTGGCGAGATCCAAGCCCGAGCGGAAGAGCAGCGTGGGCAGGCATGGGGCAATGCCGTGCAAGGGCTAAGCAACATGGCGTCGAAAGCCATCACGGATTACAACAGCCCTGAAGCGAAAGATCGGCGAGAGAACGAGAAGTCAAAGGTTGCATTCAACGAGATGATGCGAACACCCGATACGGAGGTTCAGAGCGTTCGCCGCGTTTCTGACCCCGGTGTGCAAGCTCAACCAGCAGATTGGCTGGGCAAAGGCACGGACGAGGTGAGCGGCGTATTGCCGAGCAAAAGCTTTGTTCCGACCATTACCCAGACCAACAAATACAAGAACATGGCGGCTCCTGGTATTAGTGGTTTGGACACATGGAATGTTGACGCCATCATGCAAGGACTTGCTGAAAAGGGCGTAGCTCCTGAGCAGGCGTTCAAATACAGCCAGATCCTCGATTCGGCCAACACGCGCATGGAGAAACACCATGCGTCTGCTGTGAATTTGATGCAGCAAGACGTGTACGGCATTCTTCAATATCCAACAGACATGCGATTAGGTGCTGCTGAAGCAGCAATCAAAAAGTATGGCAACAATGGAGTGTTTTCCGCTGAAACTCTTCAAGGTGCCACCCGGAGCCTTGCGGCGATTAAAGCGTTGCCTGCGAATCAACAAGCTGTTGCTGTATCTAAGTTTCTGCTTGGCATGAGCGGACAACAGGATGTCATCCTTAATCAGAATCCTGGCGATGTGGGACGAAGCACTCTTACGGGGGAACGTTTTTCGGGACCAGCAGCTAAAGCTGTTCCTCCAAACAGAGATCTTTTTGCTGCGATTCTTGGAGATCCTAATTCTACTGCTGAGCAGAAAGCTTCAGCGCAAGTGTCTTTGGATAGTCTGAAGCCAACTCCACAAGCAAATGCTTCGACTCTTAGCATGGTCGGATATCTAGGATCTTTGAATATTCCTGGAGTAACGACCAGCAATGCTGAGTCTTTGTTTAATGGATTGACCAATACTCAAAAAGCTGGGTATGCCGGATACGTTGCACGGCAAGATAACAGGCCACGCGACCCGGTGCTAACGGCACTTGCTCAGGCGCGTTTGGATGCTTTGTATGCAACCACAGAGGATAGAACAAAGTTTGCGGCTCTGTCCCCTGACATCCAAACAGCCTTTCGGTCTGCCACAATTGGCAAATCCCCTGACGTGAGCAAGAAATTGCTTGCTGATTTGACAGCCACAACGGACCCGGAGAGGCAAATACAGTTGATGAGGTCTATTGCCCAGAGATCTCTACCTGTGCAAGCTCAAGTCACTATGTCTGGCCGCATGACGGCGCTTCGTCAGATGGAAGACATTGAAGACACGTTAATGGCGTTGCGTAACAGCAAGGGTGGTCCCGTGCCCGAAGGGTTAATTGGATACGGCACGGAAAAACTGAAGAACTGGTTTGGCAAAATAGGTAACGCAGAATACAAAGAGTTGGGAGCAAAACTCCAAACTGTATTGCAGTCGTATCGCCAATCTATTACCGGCAAAGCATTCTCCAGTGAAGAGAGCCGCGAATACAAAAATCTTGGCATTACTCCCGAAACATTTCAACGCGATATGAAGTGGACTGATGCCACGATTCGTGGTTTCAAAGACGCTTTGCAACGTCAGATTGTGTCTGACTATGCCAACGCTCTTGGTGGTGACATGGAATATGCCAATATTTTGGCTAATCCAAGAACTCGTACAAAAGTCACGGAGTATTGATGGCCGACAACGCTATCTCTACGGATAACCTTCTTAAGTTGGGTGCTAAATATGGGGGCGTTGCCCCCAATCCGGCTGTTCCACGCGGATTAGA